AAATATAATGGAATGTTTAAAGTATATTCAAAATTTAAAGGAACAGAATATACTAATTTTGAATTAGTAAAAGGTGTAACGTATTGAATACGACAAATTTAGAATCTTCTTTAGCTTCGTATGTCGGAATGTTTTCTCAAACATTGCAAGGTACAAATACTGAAAAAAATCAAGCAATTGTAACTGCTTTTTTAAAAGTAGTTAATAATTTAATTAATGCTGAAGAAGTAGAAAAAGATGTTGCTATCAAACCTGTTGTTGTGTTAGTATTAGAATACTTAGTAGATTATAATAGTCTGTTAGCTAAAAATGGCGAAGCAGATCAAGATGTAGCTACTGCAATTAAAGTACTTAATAATATTCATAGTAGGCAATAGGAGGAAAAATGGCAAGAAAAAAAACAGAAGTAGTTGTAGAAGAAAAAGGTAAGGTTACAGATGCTGAACGGAAAAAACGTATTGAACTTGTAATGGCAAGTTTACGTAAAAAAGACGATAGCATTGTTATTGGAAAATTAACAGATCCTGAAGTACAAGAACAGCTTCATATTGAATTTATTCCGACTCCATCAATTAATTTTAATTCAGCAACTGGTGGTGGTTTGCCTAAAGGCAACGTATCCATTATTGCGGGTGAGGCCGATAGTGGAAAAACCAGTTTAATCCTTGAAACTATTGGCAAAATGCATCGTGAAAATCCAGAAGGTCATTTTGCTTTATGGCTTGAAAGCGAAGCATCGTTAAACTTAGATTATATGGTAAATCAATTTGGTATTGATCCAGAAAGATTCTTCTTTATTCAGTTTGATCGAAATCATTCGGCTGAACAATGTTTAGACCAAGCTGAAGCATTATTACAAACCGGTGTAATCGATTTATTCTGTATCAATACTTTAAAAGCATTGATTCCAGAATCTGAAATGAATAAATCGATGGAACAAGTTAATGTCGGTGCTGCTGCTCGCATGAATAGTCGTGCAATGGGTAAATTTGTACCATTAATTAAACAATATAAAACAGCAATGATATTAATTCAACATTTAACGACTAATATCGGTGGTTTTAGTATGTATGGTGACAATTTAATTTTAGCTGGTGGTCGTGCTATTCGAACAGCAAGTATGTTAACTGTCGAAATGCGTAAAGCATCTATTTTAGATGCCGATCCTATAGGTAAAGAAGACGGCATTAAAATTAACTGTAAAATTACTAAAAATCATTGTATTCCAAGAGAATTTCCATATCGTAAATTTACTTATTATGCGATCTTTGGCGAAGGCATCGAACAAATTTTAAGCACGCTCGATGAATTAATCGATTTAGGTATTATTCATAAAGCTGGTGCTTGGATGCAACAATTAGATCCTGAAACAGGTGAAATTGTCGACAAATGGAATGGTCGTAATGCTTTCCGAGAAGATATGAAAGCTAATCCTGACAAGCTTGAAAGACTAAAATCTTTAGTTCATGGCAGTTTCGAAACTCTTAGTGAAGAAGAAGTTGTCGAAATTAAAAAAATGGAAAAACAAGCCGAAGAAGCAGAGGAAGCTATTAATGGCTAATTGTTTGTTCGGAGATGAGTGGTATACATGTCTTACAGTTACAGGTAGTAAATGTACAGAATGTATTAAACATGATTCTGAATTAAATAAAAAAAAATTAAAACAAACAAATTTTAAAGCCCGTCCGGATAAGCGGATGGGCTCTAAGTTTGAAATGAAGAATCACAACGCAAATGAAGCTTTAGTAAATGATGTCGTTAATCGTATGACTCCTAATAGTGGAGCCGGTAAGATTAAAGGTGACCAGGAAATTAAAGGTATTATTAGCGTCAGTGAAGAGTTAAAAACTCAAGTAGCCGAAAAAGCTCGCGGAAAGAAAACGTTTACGATTCATAAAGAATGGCTAGACAAGCTTAAACGAGAATCCCAAGATCGAGAATTCTATTACTTGAAGTTTTGTTTTCATGAAAGCGAAGACGATGTGTTTGTCGTCGTCGATCAAGAAATCATTATGTCTATGATTAAAACTATGATTGAAGACAGGAGAAAAGCTAATAGTGCCGATCATTTAATACGATTAGCAAATCTTGAACGAGATAAGACTATTGCTGAAAATAATTTGTTAAGAGCTGAAAAAGCTCTTTTAGAAGAGAAATTAAAGGAAGAATAGATGAGTTTATTAAACGAAGCTCGTAGTAAACATGCTGAACGTATATGGAATGAATATTTAGAAAATTATAAACAATATCCACTTCCAGAATATGTTACTCAAGATTTACTACTGCCTATTAATTCAGAACCTGAAAAACGTAGCGATATTATTATTATTAAAGATCCTTATCCTGGCAGTAAAACTGTATTTGATAAAGATCATGTATATGCTACAGTATTTAAAGTATTAAATAAAACAATTCCTATTAAGGGGAATACAGTAATCGATTGTTTGCCTTATACTCCTTTTGTTAAAATTGGAGATAAAATTAAATATCGAGCACCTAATTTAAAAGAACAAGAAGTTGCTCGTAAATATTTATATGATCTTATCGATTGTGTAAATCCAAAAATGATTCTTTTATTCGGTAACATTTCTTTACATATGTTTAAAGAAGATAACAATATTTTAAAAGATCATGGTGTTGCTTTTAATAGTATGGGTCATTTATTCTTCCCTTTTTATAGTGTTAACTATATTAAAAAGTTAGAAGGAGAGATGAAGAAAGAAGCCGAATCTATTCTATTAAAAGATATCGAAACTTGTAGTACACTATATAATAAAATTATGGAGGAAGTTTAATGCCATTAGATAAAGATTTCGATTTGTTTGACGAAATTGAAAATGAACAAGTTCCTGGTTTAGATACAGAACTTACAAAGCAAAATAAAGAAGAGCTTATTACTGATGAAGACATTCTAACAGAGGTAAAAGAAGAAAATTTACCTGTAGAAGATGTTGTAGAAGTAATGGAAATTCAAGAAGAAGAAGTTAAAGAAGAAATTATTGAGCCTATTAAGAAGATCAAAACAACAGGTGAAACATTTAATCGAATTAGCGATTTTATTGTAAATCCTGTTGCCGATGATGAATGGGAACAATTTAAAAACGATACATTGATTAAAATGTCAGGTATTCAAATTAAAGAAAATATTCCGCCGAATGTTATTTTACATGTTGCTGCGGATCTAGATTCCATGTATAGTTCTATTTATGATAAATACATGGAAACAAAAACCGGCCTTGAAAATCTTACGAATAAAGAAGACGGTATTTTGGCTGTAATTAAAGCAACTAATTCCAAAGGTTCTAATGAAACAGAACGTAAAGCAAATGGCGTAGCTGCAGCTGAAAAATATAAAATTGACAAGACTACAGTTAATTTATTCCATTTGATTGCTGAAACACGTAGTCGTTTAAATTTCTTGCAAGGAATTATCGATCAAATTCGCTTTAAAAAAGATTTATTAGTTACAGCTTCTGCTGCAATTAAAGTATTAAATAAGTAGACAAATAGCTCCTTTTATGTTACTATATTAATATAACAATGTAGTTTTAATAAAAGGAGCATTTTCTATGTTAAATTTAAAAGAAACATTTTTGACTAGAAATATTAGTCAAGATTTTTTCAGATCTAACAAATTTTTAAACCAAGGTGCATCATATTTAAGTATCGACGATGTAACTATGGTTCTTAATGAGTTATTTAACGGCAACTGGTCTTTCGAAGTAGTACGAACTTGGTCAGAATCATATTTGGCTTATAATCAAGAAAAATCAGAAAGCAAGCTTACTGACACGTATTTTTATGCCCACGGTCGTTTAACTATTAATACAATCGATGAAAAAGGGAATCCTCTACAAATTGTAAAAGAAGATATCGGTAGTAACTGTGTTAGAAAAGCTGATAAAAATAATAGAATGGACTATTCTAGCGGATATAAATCTGCCGTTAGTAGTGCTTTGAAAGGCTGTGCCGCTAATCTTAATATCGCAGTGTTTAAAGAAGATAATTTCGATGAAATTAAAGAATTTATTAACAAGAAAAAACTTAAAGCTTATAAAGCATCAAATCCTGATTTATTTGCTGACGTAGTTAATAAATATTCTGATAAAAATAATATCACAGCAAAAGAAGCTTTAAACGATCGAAAACATTTAAATGCTGTTACATTATTAATTGAAAGAGAAGTTGGAAGATGATTATTTCGGATCCCGAAGACAAAGTATTTTTTAAATGTCCAAGGTGTGGTAATCGAGTTTTTGAAAAAGTCGAATTGTTCGAATTCAAAATGTTTCCACGACATAAGGAATATACTGCAATAAAAAATGCAGATGCTTATCGTTGTAATAATTGTAAGCATACTGTAACTAAGGACCAAATCCGTTAAGGGTTTGGTCTTTTTATTTTAGCATATATAGGAGATAAAAAAATGTTAATTAATTTATATGATTATCGAATTAACATTAAAACTGCTGGTCCTTCTCCTCAAGATAATCAGCGAAGTGAATTATATTTTGCTGGCTGTCTTAAAGCTATGGAAGGAGATCCATGTAAAGGATGCTTTAATTATGAGCTATGGCAAGAAGAAGTCGGAAATATGATCGACCATAAGTTAATAGTTCAAAAATTAAATGATATGGGCTCTGTTAAAAGTGTCACAATTGTTGGCGGGGAACCAACCGATCAACTAGATGGATTGATCGAACTATGTAAGGAATTAAAATATAAAGGTTATCATGTTATTGTCATAACATGGAAATCTTTAGAAGATATTTGGAAATTCGATGATGTCGATAAATATATCCAATTATTTTACAATATTGATATGTTGATTGACGGAGAATATAACGAACGTCTTCGTATTTATGATGACACACAAGTTAATCCTTTATATGGATTTATCGGTAGTTCTAATCAATTAATTCATGATTTTAGTAAGTATACCGAAAAAAATAAAGATTTTAAAACATATCGTATTACTAAAGATGTTATCGATATGAAGATTGATGAAGATGGAGGGGCTCAACTTGTCCGAGCAAATTAACATTAAAAAAACGTTAGTTAATACAGCATTAACTTTAGATCAAGATAAGAAAAACTTTTCTATCAGATATAATCTTGATATCGATGAAGATAATGCCGTATTAAAAGTTTCTGTAGAAAATGCTAACGATAAAAAGGTTGTTGAAAAGGAACTTGATTGGGATGAAAACATCATTCCGATGCTTAGTAAATGTATTAAAGGCAAATGTTCTTTATTAGATTTAAAAGAATTTAATGAACTTGTAAATATATATATTGCCGAAACATTTTTGAAAGAATTTTTAAATGGTTTTATCGCCGTTCTTGATGAATTCTATAAAGAAGTATGTAAAATTGATGATCGATCAATTTCAGCAAAACTTAATAGTGGTTTTACCGAAGCTATTAAAATTGTCGGTAAATTTACATCTGATATGAACGAATATCTTGAAGACGATGAAAAAATTAGTTTAGGGGTATAAAGGAATAAAAATGGATAATCTAAAATTAATTAACATGGGTAAGGGCAATGGTTACCGCCCTGTAGTATGGATTAAATCTTTTGAACGCGAACGCGCTATGTCTTATGTATTTAATTTGATTTCAGAAGATAATAGTAATTTGGGTTCTTTAGATTTAGAAGATTGTTTTTCTGAAAAAGAATCTAAAAAAGCTTTGGTATTATCTCCAGAACGCTTTTTGGGTGAATTCAATCTTTCTTCTTTAAAAAATAAAAAAGAAAGATCTTTTGATTATGCTGAAGATATTAATGTAATCGATAGTTATGGAAAAAATAAAATCCCGATTCGAAATGCTTTAACTGCATTAGAAGCTATTAAAGATGCGGAATTTAAAGGGCTTCCTGTTTTGTTTGTAGAGCCTAATTTATTATTTAGCAATGAAACATATTTATATTTATTTAGCAATATGATTAATTTTAAAGCAGATGGTTCTACTGTATATGTAGTATCTACTGTAAGTCCAAATGAAAAAATTCAAAATTTATGTTACGAAGTAGATTTAAACGCATTAACTTTAAAAGAAATTAAAAGCTATTTAAAGAAATATACATGTGAAGACGTTGATAAATGTGCTGAAGCCTTATTAGGTCTTACATATATTCAAATGTTACAAACTCTTGAATATGTAGCAGACAATAAAACTATTAATGAAGCTGAAATCCATAAATTCAAATCTGAAAATTTTGATATCAGTATGCTTGAAGTAAGTCATCCTACTATGTCTGTCGATGACATGGGTGGCTATGAAAACTTTAAAAATTATGTTAAAACATTGCCTAAATTCTATACTAAAGAAGCAAGAGAAATGAATATTAAAGCACCTAAAGGCTTTATTGCATTTGGTGTTCCTGGCTGTTCTAAAACAGTATCGGCAAGTATCATTGCTAATACTTTGAACGTACCATTAGTAAACATTAATTTAAGTAAAATTATGCAAGGTTTGGTTGGTGCTTCTGAGTCTAATATGGAACAAGCACTTAATCAAGTAAAACAATTGAAAAATTGTGTGCTTTTGCTCGACGAAAGTGAAAAACTTTTTGGCGGTTATTATTAAGAATTTATAAACATCCTTTTTCTCCTGTAATATATAGTTAAATACTGATTATTTGCAGGAGTTTAACATGAAAAATAATAAAGAAAAATGGATATTTTACACATGTAAAAATTGCAGCTCGGAATTTAAACGAATGAGATGCGATGTTGAATTTAGAAAAAGAAAAAATCCAGAATTTGAACCATTATTTTGTTCAAGAAAATGTATGCATGATTTTGCACATAAAAATATTGTATATCATGATTACATATGTTTTGAATGCGGAAATATGTTTCAAAAAAGTGAACGAGAAATTAAAAATGCCAATAAAAAAGGTCAGCCTATAAAATTTTGTTCCCGAGAATGTAAAGATAAGCATTGGGGCCGCAATCAATTGAATGTAAAATGTAATTATTGTGGAAAAGATTTTAAGGTCCAACAAAAATTTAAAAATAAAAAACATTATTTTTGCTCTTCCGATTGCTGTAAAAAATTTAATAAAGACAATAATTTAAGAGGGACTACTACTGATTTAATTTGTAAAAAATGTGGAAAAACTTTTACAGTTACGAATAGTTATCTTAAAAAACAATTAAAAAGAAAACAAAATGTAGTGTATTGTTCATCAGAATGTAAAAATTCTGATCATAAAAACTTTAAAGAAAAATATGATGGCAAATTAGAAAGTTTAAAATGTGAACATTGCGGTAAAAAAATAGAAAAACCTTTATATAGAATAAAAGATTATTTTCTTGGAATAAATAAACATATTTATTGTTCAGTTAAATGTGCCACATCTGCAAGAAAAAAAACAAGTTGAAGTTTCTTGTGATTATTGTCAGAAAAAATATACTATAAGGGAAAGCAGATTTAAAAAAAATAAAAATAATTTTTGTTGTTTAGATCATAAAAAAGCGTTTACTCAAAAAGAAAAAGAAACATATACTGAAATATCTCATTATTTAAGAGGGTCTAAAAAATATAATGTATGGAAAAATCTATGTATGGAGCGAGATAACTTCAAATGTATTGAATGTAATAAAGATTCTGATTTAGCTGTTCATCATATTAATGAATTATATAATATTGCAAAAAAATATAATTTTGTTTTAAAAGATATATTGGACAGTTTTGAATTTAATGATATAAATAATGGTATGACATTATGTAGAAAATGTCACAATAAAAAACATCCATGGTTAAAGGATGAAAGAGGAAAGTTTATAAATAGCATAGCCGCGTCATCATCAACAGATTCAGAAGATGATGACTAGTTTTGGGGAAAAAATCTGGAAGGCTAAGTTGTATTAATATACGATATGCTAATCAGAGGTGAAGGCTTAATAAAGTTAAGTCAGCCGCAACGCGTAGTAGGTGAAAAGATATAATCCTACCAAGAGGCCCCAACCCTATGAATCTTTTATAAAGGTGAAAAGGTACGCTAAACTGGATCGGAATAAACCGATCGATGAAAATGAAGGAAACTTCCAGAGCTGTATGTAAAAATATACAGGATAATAACATATGTATGCAAGTTCTAATAGTACTGATGGCGGTACTCTTTCTCGTGTAATGAGTCGTTTATTAACATTCTTGCATGAAAATGAAAATACGTTTACTATTTTTACTAGTAACGATATTACAAAATTACCTCCAGAATTATTGCGTGCTGGACGTATCGATACTCAGTGGTACTTCCCAGTTCCTAACAAAAAAGAAGCTAAAGAAATTCTTGAAATTTACTTAAATAAATACAATATTGATGTTACGACAACAATGATGAATCATCTGTTAAAAGGTATTAATAAGTTTACTGGTGCAGAAATCGAACAAACTGTTATCAATTTGCAACGTGTATTGTTCTTAAACGATACAAAAACTTTGACTAAGAAATTAATCGAAGAAGCGTTATCCACAATTGTTCCAGTAACTCGTAGTTCTACCGAAAATATTCGTTTGCTTGAAGAACATGCTAAACGCTTCGCTGTTTATGCTTCTAATCATGTAACAGATCTTGTTGAAGACGAAGAAGATTCTCCAGAAGAAAAAACTACTGTTAAAAGAAGCTCTCAAGAAAGTGAAGCCGAAGCATTGTTTAAATAATAGGAGAATTAGGTTTAATGGCTATTATTAAATTTAATGCTAATGCTGCAGTCGAGAATAAATCTAATTCTGAAAAGGCAAAAGCATTAGCAAATAAATTAAATGAAAAAGCTGAAGAAAAACTTAAAGAAGAAGCACAGATTTTAATTCGTGATATTAATATGTGTTTACAATCTTTACAGTCTTTCGAAGCTTTAACTGAAGACGTATTTCCTGTGAGTGAGAATCTTGCCGATACTTTATCGGTTATTACGAGAGTTATTGTTGACTCTAAAGGAAATACGTTTTATAATAGTGATAAAGCAGTTGAACTTCGTAAAAAAGCCAAAAAAGGTTTTATTCAACGAACTTATCCAAAAGAATATGATTTTGTTAAAAACAATATTTAGGTAATATATAATTACAATTCTGTAATTATTTTTACAATATATGCGTATATTTTATTTATAGGAGGACAAAAATATGTCTAAATACGTACGTCAACAAATTGAAACTTTATCCGATGTGGATAAAACTGTGTTTATGGAAATGATGCGTGATTCTCGCTTCGACAAAGGTTTTTCTGTCGATTTCGAAGATAAACGTCTTCGTGACAACTACTATGGTGTAACTGTACCAAAAGATCAACGTGATGTTGATTGCACAGTATCCATTAATGGTAAAACACAAGTAGGTTTGGTATTTAAAGAAGATGGCAAACTTGAAATTCGTGGCGATTTCTGGGGCACTGATATGACTCTTAAATCCTTGTCTGAACAATTAGGTATGTTATATCAAGCATATAACTTTGCTTATCAATTAGACGCTATGAACTTCATGGGTCAAATTGAACAAACTCAAGATTATATCGAATTAACTTATACTCGATAATTTATTGTATAGGGGTCGTTTTTCGGCCCCTATTTCTATTTTTTTACGATATAAAGGAGCAGTAAAAATGCAAGAAATTAAAATTCGAATCACAAAAGATGGCCAAGTAACATATGAAACTCAAGGCTTCCAAGGTCAATCTTGTGAACAAATTGTTCAACAAGTAATGGTTACTAACGGTAAAGTTGAAGAAGATACTAATAAACCAGAATACTATGATAGTATTCCTGAGTTTATTAATAATATCGGTAACTAATAAATAAGAAAAATAAGCCGGTAGTTAATTCTATCGGCTTTTATATATTTTAATTATTTAGGC